CCGCGCCTGCGCGGATGGGCTTGGAGGAAACTGTTTAAAAGAAAACAGCTCGACAATTAAGTCGCCTCGGTTGGTTAAGGCTATTAAAAGGCCTTAACCCACCCCAGATGATACTGCAAGTTGTCTGGTTTCAACCAGGCAAAGGATCGGCTGTTAGACCGACCAGCGGTATGTTCATCAACGCCCGTGGTTAAACCACGGAACAGACGACACCTGTCGTCTTGCGGCTCGTTATACACGAGCGGGCGTGCTATGACGGACCATGCTTCCCAATACTGGAGATTAGGATTGAACCTAATCTTCTTCTTGTGTCGTATGTTCCAACTAAGGGCAATATCAGCCCCCTGTTCATCGCACGGCCATCCCCGATCCCAAAGGCTACCACCGGTTAAACCGGTAGCCACACCAAATCCTAAATAGGACTCAATGTGCGCCTCAAGGTAATCTGCGAGGTTGGACAGGCCTAGCCGTCTAGCCCTATTGGCTAGATCGATGTTAGCATAGACCTCCGACATACTGGTGAGGGTAGGACACTGAAGACGGGCGATGTCAAGTCGCTCGCCTAAGTAAGCATCCACACCACAGGATTCTCTGTAGAATCCCTCCGCAAATGTCTTGTTATAGTTAGGCTTAAAGCCTAAATATTCAAAACACTCACAGACGAACTTGCACGACTCACGTCGGACAAGAACGTCATCACCAAAAACAAATACCTCAGAAGGGTTACTACAAAGAAACTTCGTAGCAGCTCCCCCCATAAGATACCTGTTTGTTACGCCTCTCTGCACGTATGTAGCCGCAGCGGCCACACACCAGAATACCAGGCTCTCGATTGGAAAACACATAGCACTCCCCATTGGGGCGTACATGTGCAACCTTTCGATATCCTTGTTAGGTAACCTGACGTGCATTGCTCTAGAGGCTGCGAGAAAGCCAACTACACTCTTGTTGAAGAGGTAGCGGACTAGCCCCCAGCTAACTAGATCGCTAGCATCCTTTAGATCAATGGTCGCAAACTCTCTCGTCCGTGAGGACTCGAGGGCTAACGAACCATTCTGCATCTGGTCATCAAATTTGATGGCCAACGCGGGTTCCCCGTTGATAAGACGGTTAGCCTTAAGGATAGCAGAGGACTCTATTGCCTTATTCAGAGAACGGAGTTGTCCTTGCTGAATCCACATCAACCCTACGGGCTGAGTGCAGATGATGCGAGGACCCCGTTTATCTTTTGGGACAATAGCTAGCTTACACACGCTTTGTGTGTAGCGAGCCGACTTGTGTTCAAACAAGTCAGGAGTAGGAACGAACCAATCAGACACAGGATACCACTTGTCACAAAGACGAGTAGTAGCTGAATCCAACTTGACCCACTTGTTATAGCCACGTTTGGCATCAGAAACGGCGCCAGGTCCGTGTGAAGGCCGGATATTCCGGAAATCACACTTATCAGCAACCATTCCCGCCAATAGACGTGCTAAGTCAAGTACAAGGCCCATATCAGAGGCACTTAAGGCTTTTTGCCTATAGTGCGCAACAGATAGAGAGCGACACGCAAGATTTCTCTCGCGAAAGCCGCTAACAGCCTTGTCTTCCTGTTCTTTCGTAACTTCATTTGACTTACTCTTATATGTGAACAGACAGATCTGACGTAAGGTTCGCAAGAAACTGGGATTACCAGATCCGAGGAAACGTAACATCAGACCAACTAACTCTGATGGTACCTCAAGTTGATCAGACAAAGTCTGAGCTTGAGATATCCTTGTGACTAGTATCACAACAATGCTACCAAACGGTGCATCATTATAATGTTCATCATAGCAGAGACACTCGCCGTCGAGTGATGTCAAGTGAACTACATGGTCGACTAGACCAATTCGTTCAAGTAACACTAGCGTGTCTCTCCAGCACTTCTCATAAAGAGAAGCCCTAGAGATGTCTAGTCGCAGGGGAAACCTGTGTATGCTAGACACGTCAATCTGCAGGCGATTATATATTGTCTGTATATTCATACAACACTCCTGTATAGGATTATCACCAACGTTATGACACTAACCCTGATGAGCCTCGTATAGAGGTTCACCGGGAGTTGAAGGCGCTTGATACTTCAGAAGCATCAAGTTTCGAACAGACGTAGACCGAGGTCTACCAACAACAGCTCGACCAGTCAAGAGACCATCATCACGTGTGTAATTATGGCGCTCAAGAGCGATCTTGAGGAGAAGAACTATCCGAATCAAGAAGTATTCCCTAACCTTGCCACTAAGGCAGGAAGGATCTACTAAACGTTCGAATAGCCCATCACACGAAAGGACTTCGTTAGCAAGAACTAAGTAAGCATCCCGAAGGATACTATCTTGGCAATGCGCGAAGTCTATCCATGCTGTATAATCTCCGTCGCTTATATATAGAGAACTTGCGTCCTCTATTGTTTCAGCGAGGAGGTTTGTTGATACTCGTACCAATGTTGACTTTTTCATTGTATATACTTTGACTAAGCCCCCATGGGCACTTGTTGTTTGTTAGGCTACCTCGTGGTTAGTTACGATCGCAATATTTGCGGTACGCAACGTAATTGCGGAAGCCATGAAGTCCGTAAGATCTGCCAACGCAGCCGCGATATTAGTCGCGTCAGCATCGTCAGGAATCACGGAATTAAGCATCCACGAAACCGTTTTCATAACACCAGATCCACTATCATAAGTGCGATCGATGCGAATGAGAGAACGGGTGTCGATGCTGCCCTTCTCGATAGGATTAACCGTCTCTTTGTGAGAGACAGTCAAAACATCGGGAAGCGTGTCGCCACGACTGCGCGTCACTAAGACGACAGACGTGGGAGTAGGGGACTTCGTTTTATTGAAGACCTTACTGTTTAGGGTGATGGTTGTATTCATCGTTGTACTGGACTCTGATGACTGTCAGATAACAGAGCTGTGAACGTACAGCTAGACGGTGTGCATAAAAGACAAGCACGTGTCTTGAGAACAGCAGGCTCACCTAGCGAAACTACCCCATGGGTTGTTCGTCGGGCGGAGGCCTAAACGCTTGTTCAAGGCGTCTTCGAGACGATTTAACCTCCTATCTAGGAGATTCTCGTATCGATCTGCGCTGCGAAGGAGCTTTTGGCCCCCTCGACTTGAACTCAACGCGACAAGTCCGAGGAGGACATATTGCATTGGATTCTTTGGCAACTGAAGGGACGGGATAAACGGAACGGCGTAAGAGACTTTACGTCTCTCAAACCGTCTTTGTCTTTCCCTACCCACAACGTTGACCGCGTGATTAACATCCTCAAATGAGTAGGTTAATTCACGGTATCGGGTATCGGTAACGCAAATCTCGACATCAGAGATGTCGTGAGTTAGAGAACCTTGAAGGTTCTCTATAGCGCCACCGATATTGAAGAACCAGTCTACTATAAAGCTGTAACGAGTTACAGCCCAGACTGTTGCTAGTGATGGTATAAGGCCAAGAGTTCCTAAATTATTAAGGATATCCTGGCCATGTCCCTGAAGCTTAGGCTTCACACTAGCCCGCAAGGTTACGATGATCTTGCGCCTCGATCTGTCGTTGTCGGTATCATAACCGCGGTAGTAGTAGCCATGTTGACCACTAGTACCACCAGTGGCATAGACACCACTGGCAGACTGGATTGTATCGGAGAAATCGAAGCTATAATGCCTCGTGATCTTCTTATTTCCAATCTGTTTGAGTCTACGTCTTACAGAAGACCTAAACTCACGAAGTTCCTTACTGATAGCCCTAAGGTCATTCAGTACGGGCCGCCAACCGAACGAATAGTTAAGAAAACCATTCGTCAAGTTAGTAGCTAAACCACGTCTTCGATTCCAGATATTAAAGAGCTGAGGTGTTTCATTCAGCTCCGCAATACTCTGGCTCGAGTCAAGTGCCCTAAACCCGTTGATGTATTGGTTATATGCGCGAAAAACGCAATCCGCTACATCATCCGACGACCTATTAGAAACGGGGATGTAGCTATTATAGCTATTCCCAGGATCATGTAGGGCCGGAGGGGTATGCTGACCATAATGAAACCCATACCTACCTGGATATGTAATCCATTGAGTAGGATTTGGGTCTTGATCATCGTGGTTAGCGAAGGGCGAAACCTCAGCATCGTATAGGAAATGCAAGCATGGTTTGAAAGCATGCTTGTTCTTTCCAGCGTCATCTCTCATTTGAGAGATATGATCGTAGTAGGCAGGATTGCCATTGGTATACACGCCGGTCAAACCGTCGTTGCGTACCCAGTTTACGTTGCTTGAAGCAACCATCGTCGACTGACTTCGATCACGCATAAGGCTTCAAATGGTTAGTTCATTGTGACTAGCGTAATTGCTAGTTTATCA